GCCTATAAATGTTTGTGAAGTCAAATACCGTGATGAACCGGAAGATAACCAGTTGACAGAAGTAACTGTTATTTTTATTGGGGAAAATAATGATATGGAATCATTAATTGGCAATATGCGTCGTGGATTAATGGGGGGTGAATTACATATTAAAACTCCTCATGAGGATTTCATGGCAGTGAATGAACTGGGTACAGATTACGTTGGAGAGCCTGTTTTTGTTTCTCTATAAGAAATTTGTATTTTTGCTAAAATTTTATAGGAAAAATGGAGGCTTTAAACGATTTTAATTTTTGGTTACCTTTAGATTTAGAAAAGTCTAAAGCTGAGGATTACCCCCGTGGAGATGAAAGGCGTTATGAGAATATGGTGTTTGAAGGAATAGCCAGTGACGACAGTAAGGATTATCAGGGTGAATCGATGGAGCCTAACGGATTCATGATAGACTATTTTTTGAAACATGGGCTTTTTAATTTAGATCATTTAACCGTAAGAGCTAAAGAATTAAAAAGTAGATTTTGGATAGGGGAGCCATTAGATGGTAAAATTATCAATAATAAATTTTGGGTGAAAGGAAAACTTTGGAAAGAATCACCGGAAGCCCGGGCTTTTTGGGATAAATGCATCGAAATGAAAAATAGTGGATCAACCCGTAGGCCAGGAATGTCTATTGAAGGTAAAGCTTTAGCCCGTGATCCTAAAAATGAAAAACATATTACAAAAGCAATTATTAATAATATTGCTTTAACAATGACCCCAGTGAATTTTAATTCATACGTGGATTTAGTGAAGGGTGTTCAGGTTCAGGACTTTATTCCTACTAGTGATAGACCAAACAGGGGTGGTTACCCGTCTATTATGTTTGAACAGACGGTCGGAGATAAACGAGTAATTATAGATTCAAACTATAATATACGGGAAGAAAGACTTTAGAAAACTTTCTTTTTAGAAAATAAAAATTGTAATAATTTTAAACCAGAAAATTAATAGTAAAACTATGATGTTAACAGAAGAACAAAAAAATGACGACCTTGTAAAATCGTTGATTGCTGGCGGTTTTGATGAGGAAGTTATTGCTGGTTGGCTGGATAGCGGAGCAATAACGATAGAAAAGTCAACGCAGTATGGTCCGGATGATTATGGTGAGGGTGATGGAGATGGCGATGACGAAAAACGTAAGGATAAAGGCACTAAAAAGCGTAAAGAAGAGGATGATTTTGAAGATGAAGAAGAACGCGAAGAGGATGAAGAAGAGGAAGACTTTGAAAAAGGTTGCAACAAAAAAGGTAAGATTGAAAAATCTTTGAGTGATGATTTGTTGAAATCAGTTGAAAGTTTGTTTTCTGAACAAATGTCCGGCATAAGTTCTGACATTGTTAAGTCTTTGTCTGGAGCACTTGAAGCAGCTTTGGAACCTATTGTTGATAAGATTGAAAAATCTATTAATGCAATGCGTGAAGCCGTGGTTCAGTTCGGAAATCAGGCTCCTTCTTTTAAAGGTGCAAATTTGAATCAGGCCGTTATTGAAAAATCTGTTGCCCAAGGTGGTGGGGTAAAAGATGAAAACAATAAAGTGTCTTTAAGCGTGTCAAGAGACAGAGCAGTCGTTCGTCAATTGATTATAAAATCAATTGAAGAAGAACAAGACGCTGAAATTCAAAAATCTTTGCGGGAAAACACTACGGCTTATCTTTTGGATGAACTGGAAGGAGCTATTGGTGAATCCGCTGCAATGTATCTTTACACTAAAAAAGGTGTGAGATTGGTTAAATAATTTTTAAAAGCTAAAATAAAATAACAGGGATATGGATTTATTTAATTACACAGGTACGGAAAATGCTAATCCGTTTGAAAGCATGTCATCAGAGGACATTCTGAAGGCGATGGAAGCCGGGCTTATGACCGGTATGCAATACGATAACCAATTGAATAATGGTGGAGGTTTGAAACCTGAGTCTTTGGACTATGTGCTGAAAAACCTCGAAAACCGTTTGGATCAGTTGGTGTTTTGGAATGAATTGAAACGTCAAAAAATCGAAAACACCGTACATCAGTACAACCAATTGTATAAATACGGTCAGGAAGTAGGTATTTTCAATATGGAAGGTGAAACTCCTACTGAAACCGATTCAGTTTACCGTAGAAAATCTATCGTTGTTGCATTTACTGGTGTAACTGGACAGGTAACTCATCCGGGTATGATCGTTAAGACGACTGTTGGTTCTTTGTATACCAAGGAAGTTGAAAACAAAACCATTTTGTTACAAACTATTTTGGACAAAAAGGTTATCGACGCCAACAGCGCAAAAGTTCCTCAGGAATTTGATGGTGTATTTGCACAGCATGTTGAAGGTATTAACGATATTACCGGAGGTTTGATCGGTAAAACATCTGAACAGATTTTGGATGCTTATTTTGGAGATGTGTCTGTGCTGAATGCAAATGGTTCTGTACTGAATGATGCATTAGTTGAAGACGCTGCTCAGGCAGTAGTAAACGACCGTAACGGTATCATCGACCGCATTGTTTCTTCTCCGATTGTGTTCAACAACTACGTAAAACTTTTCCACGAATCTAAACGTGTTATTGTTGGAATGGAGGGCGGCGTTGTAGGTGCTACAATGGGTCAGTCTGTTAACAACATTACCACCCAGTTTGGTAAAGTAGCAATCAAATCTGACAAATTCTTTGATTGGAACGCTCCTATCAAATTGAATCGCGGTAAAACTTCTGACAAGGCTCCTAACGCTCCGGTTAAAGATGCTACCACCCCGGTTGCTGTTGCAACTGATCCAAAGGGTGCTTTTGGTACTGTTCACGCTGGAAATTACCTGTATGCAGTGACCGCTAAAAACCGTTATGGTGAATCTGAACCTGTTTTGTTAACTGATGCAGATCAGGCTGTAGGAGCTACCCAATCAGTAACTCTGAAATTCGCAGGTGCCGCTTCTTCGGCTTATCCGGAAACATGCTTTGTGATTTACCGTACTGAGGTTAACCCGGTTGACAAATCGGTAGCTGATTTCTATCCTATTTTTGAAGTTAGCACAACAGAGTTAGCTGCTGGATGGGATGGTGCTGAAGCTGGATCGGTACACGATCGTAACCGTTGGATTGCTGGAACTAAGTCTGCTCTTGTTTACTTCAACGGAAGTGAAATGATGGAATACTTGGAACTGGGTGGTACTATGAAATTAGACTACGCTATTGTAGGTCCGAGACGGTCATTCTCTGTATTGAACTACGGTACTCCGGTTGAGTATATGCCGGGTAAAATTGCCCGTATTATCAATATCGGTAAAATTGGGATGCCGACAACCGTTTAATTTGCATTAAACGTATAATTTGAAAACGGGGTGGGGTTTATACCTCGGCCTCGTTTTTTTTTGAAATAACAAAAATGAATTACGTATTATGAAATTATTTTCCAGAAAATTCGGTACACGAATTGTTAACATTAACGGTCAGACCGTTAAATTTATTAATGGATACGCCGAAGTATCCGATGAGTTTGGACAGGAAGTATTAAAATTAGGATTGCCCGATTTGTATGAAGACGGCAAACAGCCTGTTTACGAAACTCCTAAAGAAATTCAAATGACTTCTGATTTCAAACAGAAAGAAGAATGGTTTAAAAAAGAATGTGCCCGGTTACAACACATGGTCGATGCACACAAAACAAAATGTAAAGAGTTGGAAGCTGAGGTTAGATTGTGG